TAATTCTCCAATCATAACTAAATGATTTGTAAGCTTCAGTAACTTTAGCTTCTACATCGGTAACAGAATAACCTTTTACAAGTTTTTCTTCTCTTACCTTTTTAATTTTTCCTGTGTTCTCATCTGGCAAATCGTATTGGATTTTAGCCACAAAATATTTTTCGTCCATTTCCATAATTGTTTATTTTCCTAAATAATCGGAAAGTCTTCCCATTAAATCAAGCGATTTGTTAACAGTTCTTGAAGCTTTCATTTCATTTTCTTCTTGTAAGTTTTCCTCAAACGCAAATCTACCATCAGGTTCAGTAAATAAATAAGCTCCTGGAGTTGATGGTGAAGATACTAAGTCAAAACAAATTAATTCAAAATCATCCTGTACTTCGTTTTGGTCTCCAACCTTTTTAAGTGAACCTACCCCTCTTGATGATATACCTAACGTTACACCTAATCTTAATAGGTTTGCTGCTTGGTCACCCTTTGTTGATACGATACCTCTTTCATGGAACCCTGGTGAAGTCAGAAGTAATAGTTTACCTAATAGAACATTACCATCCCACCACATCTCTGTAATCATGTGTGATACTCTATCTAAATCAATCAATGAAGACTCAGGGTGGTTAAGTTCCGACAATGCGGTTTTCTTACCGATATAGTTCTTTATATAATTTTCAGATTCTCTCTTTAAGATTCTTTCAGGATATATTCTACCATTTCTATTTGGTGTGTTATATTTTTGTAGGACAGCATAGAATTCAAATGGTTTAGAATAATCTTTAAAGTCTCTACTCTCTTGTAGGAACGTTTGATTATTCTTTTCTGTTGGGGAAACATATCCCGCATCCATTTCAATTAAAATACCTTTTCCTGTCTCTCTTGGACCTAATATTTTATAATTTTGCATTTTACCTTTTTATAGATAAATATTAAATACTTTCTATTTTATCTACTGTTTTTGGTTTGTTTGATTTTGTAAGGTAAAATTTAAAATAATTTGATTTTTTGAAAGATTCTTTTTCTATATAATTTGTAATATTTTTTATAGAATTTTTTAATTCGTTTGATTTGAAATCAACATCTTTCTTTAGGAAAAATGTAACCTCTAAATTCATGAAAGACCTTTTTTTAACTGATATACCACTTGTTCTTAAATCTAAATCAACTATAAATTTGTCGTTTAATAAATCGTTATCAATAATTTCTATTAAATTTGTTTTTATGTTTTTATTAAAAATCGAGACAATTCTATTCCAACTCTCTTCGTGTGTTTTTGGTTCAACCCATGATTGTATATTTAAATAAATTGATTTTAAATTTTTTGAGTCGACAGTACCGTAAGAACATTTTATTTGTTTATATCCTCTAATCACACAACTTTTTCCTTTTTTCATTTACAAGTTTTTCATATCTTCGTTTATTTATGTGTAATAATATTAATAAACAAAACCCGAGTTGTCAAAATGTTAATAATTCCAATTAAAAATAACGATTTAGAGAAATCTTTAAAACATTTTAAATCTAAAGTGTTAAAAACTAAAATGATAAAAGAATTACAGGATAGAAAAACCTACAAAAAAAAATCTGACATAAAACGTCAGATTTTAAATGATGCGATTTATAAAAATTCAAAAAATAATGAATTATAAATTTTGAGTTAGACTCATTAATTTAATATATTCTTTTTTTGACGGATTTACATTTGTAAGTCTTTCCTTTGTTTCTATTAAAACTTTTGTTAATTCTTCATCAGATTCTGAAATAAGTGATTCAATTTTTTGAATTGCGTTTTCTTTTAATTCAGTAAATTTTGTTTTTAAACTCTCATCATTTGATGTTAAAATTTCTTTTACTGAGTTTCTGTCTGATTCACTTAAATTTTCCAAATATTTTTTAGCTGTTTTATTAGCCACATTTAACATTGAACTAATTGGGACTTTTGGTGACTTATCCTTTTTAATTGTTTGTTTTTTACCTAAAGATTCGACAATTGATTTTTTAGCGATTGATTTCTTTTCAGGGTTTAATAAGTCACTATATAAGAAATTATCAATTTTTTCATATTTGTTTTCTAATACAATATCCTTAGTCCATTTTTTTACAAATTTTAAAGTATTCTCAGATAATTTAATTTTTGTAAATTCATTATATAAATCATCAACTAAATAAATTGACGTTTCTTTATCTAAATCCTTATTTTCATTTAAATTATCATATATAGACATCAATTTACAGAAATTACCATTTTTAAGTAATTTTGTTTCAAAAAGTCTTATATCCTTTTTAAATGTCCCCTTAACAAAGGAATCAATTAATTTATTTTCTACTAATGTTTTTATTGCTCCGAATTTCATGTTATATTTTTTTATATAAATATCAATTTTTTAATAGTTTTTCTAATTCAGTTCCCATTTCACCTAAAGAATTTTGAACTTTTGATAAATCAATTAATTCATCTTCATTTAACATACCTCTATTTTCTAATAAAATATTTAAATTTTCTTTATTATCATAATTTTCAGGTACCGTACCTCCCTCAGCAGGTGGTGGTGTTTCAGACGCCTCAGGTGGTGATGGTAATCCACCTCCCATATCTCCTAAACCTCCTAAATCGGACGATGGGGGTGCTCCTCCTCCTGTATCAGTTGCCCCACCTTCGGTAGGTGCTCCTGCAGGTTCTCCTTCTTTTTTACCATATAGTTTATCCAAATTATCAAATATTCCTGTATGAGTAATAACTTCAGCAGTTTTCTTAAGTTCTTCACCTACCGCTTTTTCAATACGTTGTTGTTGTAAATCAAGTTTAATTTCTTCATCAGAGAATCCAAGAATATGTTTCTTAGCCCAAGTTTGAGATACAGGTGCAATACCTGTCCCAGGGTCGGCAACCATATCTTTGAATAGTAATATCTTTTCTTTCCATACATCAATCTTCATTAAATCCGCCTGTGTGGATGGATTAGTTAAACTAAGTTGGAAATTAGATATTTCATCTTCAAAACCTAATATGAATAAGTGAATGATTGCAATTTTATTCAACTCAGAAATCATATTCTTTTGAATACGATTGATAGTACGTGCAAAACGAATATCTTGTAATGATAAATTCTTACCATCACCAACAGTTTCCTCAAAACCTAAAAATGCTTTAGGAACACGAAGAGCCGTTAATAATTTCTTTTGGATATATTCGATATCGGCAATTTCAGATAAGTTTTGAGCTCCTGCTAATGTCTCAATCGGCATTGTTTGTGCAGTATCTCTTACAGGAACAAAATAATCTTGGTCAACCGCCATTTGATTAAATCTCATATCCACATTACCTGTCTTGTGGTCAACTGTTTGACTTCTCTTAAACTTATTGGCAAATCTTTGGATATATGGTTCAACATCAGCATCATCCATGTTACCAACGAATACTTTGAATACACGTCTTTCAGGTGCTCTTGATGTTCTGTAAATCAACATAGCATCTTCTGACAACAATAATTGTTTCCAAATACGACGAGCTTTTTCTAACATAGAAGTACCATAAGGTAATCTTCTATCATCACCTAATAATCTAAAGTGAGCAACTTCCCAAGTATTAAACTCTAAATCCTTTTGTTTCCATTTAAATTTCAAATGTTTTTTCTCAGGATTTGTGGTTGAATCTGTTGAGTGTGCTCCCATGCTAGCTTCCAATCTTTCAATCTCAATGATTGGTAATTGCATACAACCAACAATACCTTTTTCAGGGTCTAACTTTAAATAAACAAAGTTATCACCATACTTACAAGTGTTTCTTATCCACATAGGTAAGTTAGTGTTGATATCCAAAGAATTATTAAATAAATCACCTAAGATTGATTTAATTCTTGATGACTCAGAATAGATTTGTAACATATAACCATCTTGGTTAATTGTTGTAGATTCTTCAGCGTAGATATCTAACGCCGCACCAATTTCTGGTGTAAATTCCATTGACTCATAGTCATAGAAAGACGCTAAACGTGTTGGTTCATAGTAAACCGCCTGAGTATATAGATTATTTTCAATTCTACCCCATTGGTTTGCTAAATAATAAGTTTGTTGGGCTTGAAGTTTCTCTCTGTCGTATTCTGATTTAGAAGTTGTCTTTAAAAGTTCCTTCTTATCATATTTGTAGGTAGGGTAATCTTGACCCAGCAAAGAATTAGGCCCAAATGTTTGGGATAACCTCTGCCATACCGTTAGTTTATTTTCACTCATATCTTAATTATAAATACTTCTTATACATTATTAAACATTTTATCCAATATTATACGGACATGAACCTAAATTAGTCACACTTAAATTAGTACCAGTAGGTTCCGAACACAAACACATATATACAACATAGTTTTTAGGTAATTCAAACGATGATGGAGCATCCGCAAATGGTGTTGATATGTTAACTGTTGCATTACCGACTACCGCTTCAATTCGATATTGATTAGTCACACAAGTTCCACTATTTCTAGTACAAGCTGAAGCACTATTAGAAACCACACCTTCAACAACTTGATAAAAATATGGTGGTATTGTATTTCTCGTATTATTTCTTAAGTCAAAGTTTACATCTAAAAATGCCGTTCCACCACTAAATCTCCCTTGACTATCTGGTGGGTTATTTGTAAAAGTAATTGCTGAGTATGAATTACAATATCCTGTATTAAAAAAAGGTACTGTATTACCAAAAAATCCATAAAATGTATCATTATTACAACCACCAGTACATGGACCATAATTAACTTTAATTATTGCTAAATCTTCACTAACACTTTGAGCACATTCCTGTTTTGATTCTCCTGCTAATAAAATACCACCAATACTAGGTATACCACTACAATTAACAGTAGTATAATTTAAACTACCCGCAGTAGGATTTGTTAAATACCAACAACGACATTCCGGTGTTGTTGGGGTGATACTTGGGGTAGGTGTTAGTGTTGAAGTAATACTTGGAGTTATAGTGTTAGTCGGAGTAATTGATGGTGTTGGAGTTATAGTGTTAGTTGGAGTAATTGATAATGTTGGTGTTACAGTGTTAGTTGGAGTAATTGATAATGTTGGTGTTGGTGTATTAGTTTGTGTTTGAGTATTAGTCGGAGTAAGAGTTGGCGTAGGTGTTATTGTGGTAGTTACTGAAGGTGTAGGCGTATTAGTGGGTGTATTTGTTGGGGTTGGGGTTAAATCCGGTCCAGGACCTTCATTTACCGTTTTTAAAATATTATTAAAACCATTACTTTTATTTCTTAAGACTCCTGAATTACCCTGTCCGTCAACAATAAGTCTTGAACCTGTGAATATTTTACCTGATTTTTTTCTATCGTTTGTTCCCATATTATTTATCGTCTTCCTCCGAATAACCATAAATAGTTTTCGTAGTCACTTTTCGTAGCCTCTCTTTTAATGTTTTCTTGTTGTTGTGGAATAACCGGGTCCATAAATTGTCTTCTATTAAACTCATTTGTATTAACAGTCCACGAATTAATCATCGCTTTAGTTTGATTCGTTACCTTATTAAGTGAACTAAATGATGATTCACCAACATAAAGTGCCATCGCAACTGACATAATTAAGTCATCATGTTGTCCCTTTTGGTGGTCAGGTCGTCCGTTCATATAAATAAATGTGTTCATTTCATTCAATAAACGAGATGAATTTATTCTAAACCCATGTCTTAGGTACTCTTCAAAAGTTGCAATGATTTGAACTCTTTTAGCATTAAAGTTAATTCCTGGTATTTTTTCTGTCGCCTTTGGGTCAAATTTCCATTTGTTTGAGACATCAATACCATCAACATACATGTTTCTATAACCCAACTCTCTCAATCTTAAAGATGTCGTAACACCCATACCACCGGTAATATCTATCACAATAAATGCGTTATACATATTACCCCACTTATAACATATTTCAGCCAAAGTATCAGGAGGAAGTTTACCAACATATTCAGCAACCTGTTCTCTTGTGTCAAAATCTACAATTTGAAATGTTGAAAAGTCTTCACTATCTCCACGTGATACGTCAACACCCATGATATATTTTTTACCCATTTCAGGTTCTTTCCATATCCAAAGTCCACCACCCATCATCTTTGTTGGTGCATCTTTAACCATATTCACCCTTAAATTTTCCAATAAATCAGTGTCAAATACGTTATCACCTGAACCAAGAAAGGCACATTCCAATTCCTGATTAACTTTACGTTTGTCGTACTTAAGTTTTTTAACCATCGACTCATACCAAGATGAGTTTGGTTTATACCCTTGTGATATTAGTTCTCTAATTTCATCAAAGTTTTTTTCTTTGTTATTATATTCAATAATTTCAACATTTGGGTATTCATTACGATTTAAGTAATAATGAATAATATCTTTAACATTAACTAATGTTAAATCCTTAGCATATCTTGGGTCTTTCCACCAAACCATTTCGGAAACTTTGAATTCATTCATTCCCTTTAATGCTTGGTCGTAAATCTCATAATAGATTGGGTCATATCCGTTTGGTGTTGATACAACTATTACCTTACCACCTGTGGATAAGGACGCCATACAAGCAGCCCAAAAATCACCATCAGCATCAATGTAAGCAGCTTCGTCAAATATTAATATAGTTGGTGTATAACCACGAAGTGCATCTTTAGATGTTGCAACCGCCTTAACTTCACAACCATTGGTTAACTTAAAATGTCTTTGTGAATTCTTTTCAGCGGAAAATCCAACACCAATCCAACTTGGCCACTGTTCAGTAAATCCTCTAATCTTATTTGCAACCTCCACCGCAGTATCCAACTTGTTTGCAATAATCAAAACCTTTTCAGGACTATTCTTTTTAGCAAAAACAAGTTTTTTGGATGACCAAGCAGCAGTTACCGTAGATACACCAGCTTGTCTATACTTTAGTGCAATATTTTCATTATAATTCTCGTAATCCTCAACTAGACTAATTTGGTCAGGGAATAACTCTAACGGGACATACTTTG